AGCTACTGACTTAAGCAAAGTGTCCAGATGGGTTATAATTAAAAATCCTATAATTACTAACACCCCTACATGGAATGATGTTGACATCGACTCCACGATACAGTATTCTACAGATATTACAATAGATATTGACAACTCTAATACGTACTTTTTAGTGTGGAATACTGGTAAAGTGGATTCGTTCTTAGAACAGATAGAAAATTTACATTTAGACTTAAAGCCTGGAGACGTAGCGTGTTTTCATTTAGTTAGTGCAGGTACAGGAGAAGTTAATTTAGCAGTTAATTGGTGGGAATTATTTTAATATTATGAAAAAACTATTTAGTAAGATAAAAAGGTTCTGGTATATGAACCGAAAGTCTATTAGAGTTGTTAAATTTGCAACTATAACAGCTGGTTACTATTGTCTAGAGGGAATTACAGAAGCAGACTTAAGCCCATTATATATAGTAACTGGGTTTTATTTCATCAACCAAATTAAAAATTAATATGACGTTAGATCAAGTAGTAGAGAAATTTAGGAAGCATCCACACTATGTAAAATCTGGTGCTGGTAAATTAAGCAAAAGATTTAAATGTAGTAGAGATATTATATATGAAGCACGTAGGATAATTAGAGGGTTTAAAAATCCAGGATTACCTAAAATTTTAGTATTCGATATAGAAACTTCACCCACAGTGAGTTACAGTTGGAGGAGATTTAAGGAAAATATTTCATTAGATCAGGTCATCCAAGATCCTATAATGCTTACATGGTCGGCTAAGTGGTTGTATGGTACAGAGATAATGTCAGATCAGATTACTGTTGATGAGGTTAAGAACTTTGATGATTACCGTATTGTAAAAAGCCTATGGGACTTAGTTGATGAGGCCGATATGGTAGTGGCCCATTACGGAAATTTTTTCGATGTTCCCATGTTGAATACCAGAGCTATATTAAATGGGCTACCTCCATATTCTATAACAACATCTATTGATACTAAAGCAGTAGCGTCTAAAACATTTAAATTTCCTTCAAATAAATTAGATGCATTGGGAGAATACTTTGGTGTAGGAAAAAAGATTAAGACTGACTTCATGTTATGGCGTAGATGCCTAGAAGGAGAGCAGGCTGCTATTAATGAAATGGCAACTTATAATGATCAAGATGTAGTTGTATTAGAAGAGGTATATCTTAAGTTAAGACCATATATTAAAGCACATCCAAATGTAGGATTATATTTAGAGTCTGACAAACCAGTATGTGCAAATTGTGGTAGTGAACATTTACACGCAGAAGGCGATTATTATACCAATACAGGCCGATATATGGTCTATCGCTGCGAGTGTGGAGCAATGAGTAGGGTGAGGTCAACAAACTATCCTAAATCGGCTCGAAAACAACTTTTAACTAGTGTTGGCAAATAAGTAAATAATTTTAAGTCTATTAGGCTTAGGAATAAATTTGGATTCTATAAGTTAATATATTATAATTGCAAATAATTAATATTAAGTATGAGCGACGAGAGCAGAAACGATTTGTTTAGTGAAGATCTATCAATGATGGCGGGAGACATCTCAGATATGATCGGCGAAGAAGATACTAGTCAAGATCCACCTGTAGGAACTACAGAGGATACTGACGAAACAGATGATCAGGGTAACGATCTTGATTATGGTAAAGATAATAATTTAGATGATAATCAGGAGACTGATGATGAAGGTAGTGAAGAGTCTGAAGAAGATAATGATAACCTAGATGGGGAGGATGCAACTTCTGAAGAAAATGATGATAATAATGACTCTCCTTCTCTCGCTCCATATGCCAAACTATTGGTTGATGAAGGCATCCTCCCTAATCTAGATTTAGAAAACTTTGATGGTTCAGCAGAAGGGCTAATTGAAGCTGCACGTAATGAAGTGTATAATGGTATAGATTATTATAAGCAATCTTTACCTGAAGAAGTTCAGAGATTAATTAATGGCTACGAAGCCGGTGTACCTTTTGACAAGTTGCTAGAATTTAATTCTCAAAGTTTACAATATTCTAAAATCGATAAAGATGCTCTTACACAAGATGAGAGCTTACAGAAACAGATTTTAACAGATTATTATAAGCGGACTAGTAGATTCTCTGATGAAAAGATTAATAAATTGATTGAACGTACCGCTGATCTTGGTGAACTATCTGATGAAGCATTATCTAGTTTAGATGAACTTACAGAGTTTCAAGCACAAGAGGAGCAACAAGCTATCGAAGAATCTAAGAAACAGCAGGAATACTTGCAACAACAACAGCAGGAGCAACTCAATCAGTTTACTAAAACCTTAACTGATACCCAAGAGATTATTCCAGGTGTTAAAATTAATCCTACTGTTAAAGATAAGATTCAGAAGAATATTACAGTACCTGTAGGGTATGATGAGCAGGGTAATCCTGTAAATAAGATAGGTAAGTATCGCATGGATAATCCTATTGATTTTGAAATAAAGTTAAATTACCTATTTGAAGCAACTAATGGATTCTCGAACTTTGATGTATTTAGTAAAGCAGGTAAGTCTAGAGCTTATAAAGAGCTAGAAGACGCAGCTAAGTCATTGGATACAAGAGGCTCTGGAGGCACTAGAAGTAAGCCTAAAACTGATCCTGAATTGAAAGATTCAATTAATCAGTTCATGAATCAAATGGGTAGATAATAAGAGTTTAATTCGATTAAATATATAAAAAATGAGTGTAAGTAAATCTAGTTTTCCCAGCATAAGAGTAGAATCAAAAGACTGGGCGGGCCTAACAACCCGAAACCATCTTGGTGCATTATTTGGAGAACAACCTGAAATGATTGGGGACTTTATTTCAAGATTAGAATATCTTGATCTTGGAGAAGACCTTATTTCATATATGGAGCAGTATCCTATTCATTACCTAGATGACGATAAAGAATTTGAATGGCTTCTGCAAGGTGCTGAAGAGAAGAACATTCCTTTAGTGAAGGCAACTGATCTTAGTGGTACTGAGTTTGCAGCTACTGATGAAGTAGGTAAGCACGGGCAACGCTTTATGTTGTGGTTCTCAGAGAAACTGTTCTTTAAGCAACATGTAATTGTAGGTGAAAACCCTGATCTTTACAAAGTGCTTCTTCGTACTAATGGAGACCAACGTGGTGCCTATTTTGTATATGAAGCTGAACTTGTAACAGGTAATGGTGATCTATATTTGCCTCCTGAAGAGCTTGAAGCAGGTACTCGGTGGAGCGTTGAATATTCTCTGTCAGAACAAACTCTTTCTAAAGATGGTTCCGATGTAAGCTTTACATCTCCGTTCCGTATGGCCAACCGTATGTCTATGATTCGTAAGAAGCATGTTGTGCCTGGTGATATGATTAACCGTAAGGAGAATAGCCCTGTAGTATTTGGCGTACACGGTAAAGATGACAAACCCATTAAAACTTGGTTGAACAAACTTGACTGGGAGTTCCGTCGTCAGTTCCGTCGTGAGAAAGCTAAACTGTTGATGTTTGGTCAATCTAACCGTAGACCTGATGGTTCTTATGCAAACATCGGAGATTCTGGCTATGAGATCAAAGCAGGTATGGGACTTCGTGAGCAGATCTCACCCTCTAATGTACTGTATTATAATAAGTTTAACATCGAGACTTTCGTTGACTACTGCTTGAGTTTATCAGTAGGCCGTCTTCCAGAAGATGCTCGTAGATTTGTTGTAGGTACTGGTGAGTATGGTCTTAAGACTGCTTCTCGTGCTATTGAAGCTTATGCAGGTGCTCAGGCCCTTGAATACAAGCGTATCGATGGTATTAAAGGAGGATCTAAAGCGTCATTCCGCCGTCCACAGTTCGATATGGTAGCTGATATCAATGGTATTACTATTGAGTTCATGCATATTCCACAGTACGATGATAAAGTTCGTAATAAGACTCTTCATCCAGATGGAGGTATCGCAGAATCACATCGTATGACTATTATGGACTTTGGTACTTCACAAGGTCGTCCTAATATTCAGTTAGTTCGCTCTAAAGGTAATCCTGAAACATTTGGATATGTACCTGGATTGAGAGATCCATATACTCCAGGTGGACAAGGTACGCCTAAGATGATGGCTACTGATGTAGATGGCTATGTAATTCACAAAGCTGACTGGTCAGGAGTGCTCGTGAGAAACCCAATGCGCATGGGAGAATGGATACCTAATGTGCTAGGATAATAATATAATACTCTAATCTGGTTATAGGTGGTTGGTTCTGCCTATAACCCCAATGCGGGATGGAGCAGTTGGTAGCTCGTGAGTCTCATAATCTCAAGGTCGTCAGTTCGAGTCTGACTCCCGCTACTAATAATTAATAATCAATAAAATCAATAGTAAATAGTATGGTTGATAAGTATTTGAGAGACGAGAGAGTAGAAGTTAAACCTGTTGTAAGACAACGTTCCTTTTTTGCTAAGGGGCATGATGGGGAATTTATGTTTACCGGTACTACTAAGGGGTATATGTTACCATATGATAATAGTACTCGTAGTTATGTAAATATATTTGAAGACAAATCTGAACAGGAATGGTTTGAGGATAAGATTGGTTTAGAAAAAGGAGCTTTATCAATCTACGATCGTAAGAGTG